TCCAAAACAATGGCGAAACAATTGCCTTTTTGGAAACCATGAACAAATCCTTTGTAGTCGGTGGTGCAAGCATTGAAGAACAAAAAAATGCCATGCTTCAGCTTACTCAGGCTATGGCTAGTGGTAAGTTACAGGGTGACGAATTGCGTTCTCTAGCCGAGACTTCACCAGCCTTAATCCAAGCTATTGCAAACAAGCTAGGCGTTAGCCGTGGTGAGGTTAAAAAACTTGGGGCAGACGGGAAGATAACGGCTGACATTGTCAAAACAGCCATGCTAGAAGCAAGTGAAGCGATTGATCAACAATTTCGCAACATGCCCCTAACCTGGGGCAGGGCATGGCAGAACTTCCTGAACTTTGTGACCAAGGCACTTGAGCCAATATCGATTAAGATTAATCAGATAGTGAACTCGTCCGCATTCCAACAATTTGCCCAGATTGTAGCCACGGTGCTTCAATATGTTGTTCAAGCGGTTATCTTTGCCATGGATATGATTGGAGCTGTTTGGAGTATGTTGGCCCCGATTGCTCAATTTGTCATCGATAACTGGTCTGTGATTCAACCGATTATTATTGCTGTGGCAATCGCTATAGGAACTTATATAGTCGCAATGAACGCAGCAAGAATTGTGACAGGTTTGTTTAGTATTGCTACAAATGTTGCGAAAGCTGCAATGGCTGGTTTGAATGCAGTGATGGCAATGAACCCAATCATGTTGATTGTCATGGCAGTCATTGTCCTTATCGGCCTCTTCTATGCCTTGGTCGCATGGTTTAACAATCTTACTGGTGCAGCTTTATCAGCTACAGGAATTATCATAGGGGCTATATTTTACCTAGGAATGACCATTTGGAATATACTTCTTACTATTGCTAACGTAGCTATCTGGGTGATTAATATGATGTTGCAGGGTGTTTTTTGGTACGTAAATACCGCAATAGCATTCTGGATGTTCCTCTATCAGGCTATCTTAACTATTTTGATAGGTATTTTAGACTTTATCGACTGGTTCGTTACTGGCGCTGTTAACTTATGGAACGAGATGTCTTTCCAAGTTCAAAGTGCTTGGTATGATATTGCTCAAGGTGGCCGTGATATGGCAGTTGCTATTGCTGGCTTTGTTGATAGCATGGTCAATAGTGTTATTAGTTCGGTTGAAGGGATGATTAACTCTGTTCTTAGCGGATTTAATAGCATGATTGGTTTCTTGAACGGCCTTGGCTTGAATATCAGTGCAGTTGGTTCGGTTTCGCTTGGTAGAACTAATTTTGCAGGAGATGTAGCTGGTGCGATTGATAGCATGCAAAAACCATTTAAGAAATCCTTTGAATGACTGCACTTGGCAGATGGTCTCAAACAACACAAAGCTAGTTTAGAAACTCCGCACCTTGACACTCCACAACTAGGTTATCTTGAACTTGGAGACCGAATGGGAGCCTTTAATAAAGGTTATGAAATCGGTCAAGGTATCGATAAGGCTGTCGGTGGTTTCTTCAAAGGAGCTGGAGATGCGAACGGTGCAGGAAACAACTTCTTGGGCGACCAAGGAAAGACACCTTACGAACTCAGCCCAGCAAGTGCAGCCCCTGGACAGGGCGACGGAGGAAAAGGTGGCGGTGGCCATAATCCTACTGGTGGTAAATTGGATAAAGTCGGAAAGATTGAGGATGAAATCAAGCTGGACGATGAATACATCAAGCTAATTAAGGACGTTGCGACCATGAAGTGGCAACAGAATTTTATTACCTTGAAACCAGAGATTGTCACCAACATCGACTCCATTAACAACGCTGGACAGTATGCCAACGTATTGGATGATTTGAATGCAACCATTGTAGACGCTTTGAATAACGGCGCTGACGGCCTCATGGCTTACTAGGAAGGAGGTAGCAGATGTTTATATTTATTGAAGGCATTAAATTGCCAGTGAATCCAGAAGAAATAAAACTGGAGGATAAACAAGGAATTGAGACAGTCGCTATCATCGATACTGGTAACGTTCCGCTTGTCGGAAATCCAGAGCTTCAATCGATTGAGTTTGAATCCTTTATTCCTAGTGGAAGATACGACGGAAATTACCAACGGAATAGCCGTGTCTCTCCAGAATCCTTTGTCTCCTCTATTCGTAAATTTAAGACGGAAGGCACTCCTATTCAACTCATGATTGGGGGTGCTTTTGGTTCTGCTATTAACGGGAAATTTCTAGTGGAACAGTTCGATGTCTCTACCAAGACAGGATATGAACATGACCTGATTTACAAGATTAAGTTCTTACAATATCGGTCTCATAAACCCCGTAAGGTTACCATCAAAGACAAGCAGGCGCTTGAGGCTACTAAAAAGAAACCTCAGACGAAAGCCACGGAAGAACGTAGCCCTACGACTGAGAAACCTGCTCAAAAAAGCCATACGGTTGTGAGTGGAGATACCCTGTGGGGGATTGCTCAGACTTTTTATGGAGATGGTAGCCGATATACTGAAATTTACGAAGCCAATAAAGACAAAATCAAAGACCCTCATTGGATTTATCCTGGACAGGAGTTTGTGATACCATGATGCAATTATTCTATCAGAACAATAAAACTGGAGATACATGGGATTTAGCAACTGTGTCTGAAAAGGTCGAATTCAAGACAACTAGAAAAGGGTCAGCTTGGAGTGTGGAGATTAGCTTGTACAACTCTACAAAAGTAACTTTTGAATATGGTTCTCCACTTGCTTTCAAGCTAGATGATAAGGAGGTATTCTTTGGTTATTTGACCAAAATCAAGTACGAAAAAGATACCAAGACAACCTTGACCTTTCATGATCAGATTAAGTATTTGCTACGCAATATCAATTTCGTTGCCAGGGATAAAAACGTCAATCAAATCGTCTCAGCAATTGCAGGAGATTTTGATTTGAAGATTGGGGAACTAAAAGCCCCAGCCGTGACCTTATCCCCTCAGTTGAAGGAGGATAAGAAGGCTTTGGATATTATCCAGGAGGCCATGGACGAGACCTTGGTACAAAGTGGAGAATTACTAGTCTTGTATGACAAGTTCGGAGAGTTGACACTAACAACTCCAAAAAACTTACCAATCCAGTACATTATCGGTAATGAATCCTTTATGTCTAGCTTTGAGTTTGAAGGTTCGATTGAGGATAGCGCTAATATTGTTCGCTTGATCCAAGAGAACAAAGAAACCAAGAAGAGAGAGGTCTACATCTATCAGGACAGCTACAACATCGGCGCTTGGGGAAAACTTCAGTACATGAAAAAAGTGGATGAGAAAGCAACTGAGGGGCAAATCAAGCAATGGGGCGAAATGCTCTTGAAGATGAAAAATCGTCCCAAAGAAACTTTCAGTCTGAAAGCCGATATTGGAAGTATTGACTTTTTAGCAGGCCATGCAGTCTATGTGGATGTTAAGGATATTGAGAAAAAGGGATGGTATGTCATTGAAGAGGCAACTCATTCTTTCAGTGCAGAGAAGCATACGATGGAAATTAAATTATTTATGGCAGGGGGAGAGTAGATGGAAGTGATAGAAAATCTAAAAAAATTGATTAGTAATTTCATTGAAAATCGCCAGTTCGCCAAGATAACAACAGGTGTCGTTTTGTCTGTGTCTCCACTCAAAATCCAATTAACCAATGAGTTGATTTTGGATGACTCCATGCTTGCCGTCACATGGACAGATGAAACATTGGATCCTGAGTACGTAGGTCAAACCCTTCATCTCATCAGACAAGATGGTGGAGGGTTTTATTATGTCTTGTACAAGAAGATTTTCCACTACAAGCGCAAAGTGAAAGGAGGTTCTGATGAATGAGTACTCCTAAAACAAACTTTTTAAACATCGCTAAAAATGTTGTCGAAGCCAAGAAACAGCCTAGCTTAACACTAGATGAAACCAATATTTTGCTAGAAATAGACGGTATCCATGCTTTGAAGCAATCTATCAGACGCATGCTGATGACTGAACGGTTCATCTATACGATTTATGATCATCGATATGGTGTCGAGCTTTATGCTCTATTTGGTGGGGATATGGATTATGCTCAGATGGATATCGCACGGCGCATAAAAGAGGCCTTGTATGAAGATGACAGGATTCATGAGGCTTACTCTTTTTCTACTAAGGTAAAGAAAGATGAGTTTTATGTGCAATTCATGGTTGATAGTGATTTTGGAACATTTGAAATGGATTTGGAGGTGAAACGATGATAAAGGTAAAAACATATCCAGAAATTTTAGAGGATATGCTGGCCTTGTTTGATGATAAGTATGATAAAAGACAAGGGTCTGTCTTGTACAATCTGGTTGCGCCTGCAGCTCGAGAAGTTGCCATCCAGTATACGGTCTTAAAATCGTATGAGGAAGTCAACTTTTTAGATACAAGTACAGGAATCTTCCTAACTCGATTATGTAGGCAGTTCGGAGTTGAACGCTTACCAGCTACAGCATCAGTACGATTGGTTCAATTCAAACAGGAAATACCACTCGGAACCCGTTTTAGTGTGGTTAATAGCGAGTATAATTTCCGTGTCTTAGAACGTCGCTCTGGATTTGAGTATAGTGTAGTAGCTGAACAAGTCGGAAATGCTCCCAACTATGTAAGAGGGCAACTCATTAATATTGATGTATTGAGTGACTTTAAAGGAGCAGAAATCGGCTCTGTTATCGTCGTAGGCGAAGATGAAGAGACGGATAAGCAACTTCGTAAACGGACCATTGAGTACTTGAAAACGCCGACTTTAAACGGAAACATTGCCCAATACAAGAAATGGGCCAGCGAGTTTGTTGGTGTCGGTTCAGCACTTATTGAACCGCTTTGGAAGGGCGAAAATACAGTACGTGTATCGATTACAGACGCCGACGGTAATGAAGCGAGTGCAGAGCTGGTAAAGAAGTTCAAGAATTACTTGGATCCTGAACCAAGTGGCCATGGGTTAGGTGTGGCTCCGATTGGTGCTTATGTGACCGTGCAATCTGTAAGTGGCTACAACGTTCGTATTACTGCAACTATCAAGATTGATGAAGATGTAGACATTGAAACAATCAAGAACGAGGCGAGAGTCCAACTCATCAAATACTTACGTGAAGAAGCATTTGAAGAGAAAGAGGTTCGGAACTATAAAGTTGCCACAATCATTGACAGAATCAATGGGGTTCGAGATGTGGACCGTGTTTTGTTGAACGACAGGGAACAAAGTATCGAATTATCAAATACGATGCTGCCTAAGCTAACGGAGGTAACTATTAATGTCGCACGTTAGATATCGTATGTTATCGGCTTTGCCAGAGGTCTTAGATCCAACAATCAATGATTTATTTGAGACTGAGATTCCAGAGTTGGAATTGATTACAGACTTAATCTTTGATACCAGGCGATTGATGTTGTTGCCAGAAGCGACGGAAGACT